CCCACCACACCTACCCGTGCGCAGTATATGTGTAATATTATAAAGCCTGCGTGTGTTTATGTCAAGGGCTTGCCATGTATGAATATACTGTGTACAATCAACTCTGTCAGGGTTGAAGAGAACAATTTAGCCAGCTATGAGTACTTTAAAAGCCCTTGTTCGTAGTGTATTAAACAAGCTTCGTAGTCTAATTGATGATAACTCAGGATTATGATACTCTATGCGCATAGACGCATAGAGCCACAGCCAATTCTTGAACTGTCCACTAATCTCCCCATTGGTCACCAGATGGGTTATTGTTACTTCAGTTCAAACAAATCACATGACTTTCGTTCAAGGTTTGATTGCATCGGGTTATGAGTTCGATGATGAGAACTTCGATGCATGTTGGGTTCGTACTGACACTCAAGGTTTCGTCCATTTGTATCAAGAAGGTGAGGATGAGAATGAGTGGAACTATGTGAAAATGAGTGAGGATATGGATGTCCTCCATGAGAAAACTTTCGTTCTGAACTGATAATGAACACTGCAATTCGTGACTTCTTTACTGAAACTGAGTGGGATGCAATCTTCGATGCAATTTGTGAGTATCAGGACCACGGAGAAGATGAGTCTGAGATGAGTCATCAAATCCAATCTAAGATCAGCAAACTGTTCAACAACTGAGGTATTAACTATGTGGGATGAAATTCAAGACATGCAAGGTGAAATCTTCGACATTCGTGAAGAAGATCTGTTCGCCGTGTTCGATGATAGTCCAGAGGAGGACTTCGATCAAGAGACTAAGAAACTCCTAGCCCAGTTCTGAGACTGTCCACTAGGGGTCGCCATGGGGTCGGAAATGCCCTATATTGGTCACATGAACAAAACCACTTCCAACCCCTACATCGCTCAGATCTACGCCAAGGGTCGGGACTATGTGCCCACCCCTGCCAAGATGGGTGAGTTCCCGAAGACCGTTCATGGTCGCGTCTTTGAGACTGAGGAAGAGTATCGTGAGGCGATCGCTGAGATGCTCAACGGGATGTGACAGTCGGGTGGCTGTCCATCAGCCCTTGCTTTCCTCCCCGATCCGATGCATACTAGCCACATGAACAAAACCACTCAACCCGATCTGCCCCTGATCCTGGCAGACTACACTGAATTCGTGATCCAGCAACAACGCCGTTGGACTGCAATGCGCGCTGAGGTCGCCTCTGGGGATGAGATCCTGACCCCTGCACCTGAGACCAGCCAATTCGGTTACTGGCACATCAGCGACCGTCACTGACCCCTAGGGGCCCTATACTAGCCACATCAACCACAGACAACCATGAACGGCTACGCAAACTACGAGACCTGGAACGCCGCCCTCTGGATCGGAAACGATGAGTTTCTGTACAACACCGCTAAGGCATGTGTTGAGTTTTGTGCCAACTGGGAAACTCCCTGGGAGAAGTTCCAACGCTGCATGATGGAGGGCCAGATCGGTCGCCACATTGGTCAAACGCCCGATGGGGTCAAGTGGGATTCTGCCTGCATCAACGATCGCCAGATCACTGAGATGATGGAGGACCTCTAAGGGGTTGCCCCCTTCCCCACTCAGCCCTATACTGGCCACATCAACAGGACCGCAATGCGCTTCCCCATCAACTGCAACAACAGCACCAGCGTCTGGACTCTCCGCCTGAACCCGATCACTGGCACTGCCCGTGTCCGTTGGTTCAAAGGTCCTCTGGCTGAGTACCGTTACACTCACGTCAGCCGCACGGAGATCCTGAAACTGCTCTGGTTCTCTGGCGACACCAGCCTGGGCCGGTGGGTGAACTGGCACGCTATCGGTCCCCAACACGTCTGGTGACCCTATACTAGCCACATCAACCAAACGCAAGACATGCGCAAGATCGAACGCCTCATGAACGCCGCGATCACCGAAGGTCGCAACTGGTCCTCCGCTAACACCAGCGTGACCATGAACGGCAACATCGCAGAGATCCGCCTCCATGGCAACCTGATCGCTGAGGTCTCTGATGAGTGCGTCACCCTTCACGATGGTGGGTGGCAATCCAATACCACCAAGTCGCGCCTAAACGCGATTCTCTCACAACACGGTCTGCCTGGCGAGGGCATCTTCCAGCACAAGTGGGAATGGTTCTGCCGCCTGTGGAACGGCACTGAGCACTTCACGGTTCCCTTCCGTTCTGGGATGCGCCTTGCCTGAGGGCGCCTCAGGCCCTATACTAGCCAAGTCAACCACCAACGACATGACCGACACTCAACGCGCCGAACTCATGGATGGGAACATGGAGTGGGCTGACTCCCTCATCAATGCCGCTCTGGATGCAGGGGATGATGCCAACGCCATCGCCATCTATGAGGAGTGGCAGGACTATCTCCAAGCAGGCGAGGAGGAGGTCTGTGAGGTCGTCTGGGTTCACCCCGATGCCTTCCTGGACATTGCCTGAGGGCCTTGCCCTCCTCCCCGTTCGTTCTTACAATAGCCACATCAACCACACCAAGGACATGACCTCCTCCATCGACAACCTCACCGCCATCGCCGCCGACCTCAACGCCGCTGGTAAGACCGTGAAGGTTACCGTGCTTCCCACCCGTAAGGCGAAGAAGAGCGAGCTCATCTTCTCCATGACCAAGGGCCCCCGTACCAACACCAACCGCCGTGGGCAGGCATACGGTGGGCACGCCACATCCTCCCGTGATCTCCACGTGGAGGGCAACCGTGCTGCCTACTTCAAGACCAGCGGTTGAGCCAGTGTGGGGGGTTGATCCCCCCCTATACCCCCTACCCTTAACTAAAAACGCTGGGTCCCTCCAATCTATAAAAGTATGCGTCCACGAGGTCTTTATAAGACTTCAAGTTTTTTTGTAGCCCCCCCCAAGGGATAAACACCAAGCGATTCCGTGTATTTCAAAAAATTTCCGTGGGCCACAAAGACGCCTAGGGTTCGCATATAATTACTCCGTAAGCCGCAAAGAAACAATGAGCGACTTAGTTTTTCATGTCTATAAGGACGATAAAGTCAAAGCGCATAATCTGACAGCAGACGAACTGGAGACACTCATTGACTCCAAGAAAGTAAAACTTGGAGAGGATGAGATTATTCCGTTAGAACTGTCAAAAAACACTGATGGCTCGTATTGACAAAGAGCCTATATACAGGGTATGATTTCATTAAACCACTGAGAATTTTTCATGGCAAAAGGATTTAAAGTACAGGCTGCGACTCCAACCGCGCCTGCAGACGATTTTAATATCGAAGCATGTAGAGAGGATATTCGCGGCAAGAAGATTGTATTTTGTCTTCCTGGACGTGGATGTTCTTACACATTTCTGAAGAACTTTGTACAACTGTGTTTTGATCTTGTACAAGCTGGTGCAGCGATTCAGATCTCACAGGATTATAGTTCGATGGTGAACTTTGCACGTTGTAAGGTTCTTGGAGCAAATGTGTTGCGTGGTAAGAACCAGATTCCTTGGGATGGGAAACTCGAATACGATTATCAGTTATGGATTGATAATGACATTGTTTTCAATTCTGAGAGTTTCTGGCGTCTTTATCAGTTAGGGATGGAAAAGGAGATCGCAGCTGGTTGGTATGCCACTGAGGATGGTCACACAACTTCCGTTGCTCACTGGTTGGACGAAGAATCGTTCAAAGCCAACCGTGGTGTGATGAACCACGAAACCGTTGAGACCATCTCGAAGAAACGTCAACCATTCACTGTGGACTACACAGGTTTTGGTTGGGTTCTGATTAAGAAGGGCGTCTTTGAAAACCTCGAATACCCTTGGTTTGCACCTCAGATGCAAGTCTTCGAATCTGGTGAGGTTCAGGACATGTGTGGTGAGGATGTCAGTTTCTGTCTCGATGCCAAGAAACAGGGCTTAGAGATCTGGTGTGACCCTAAGATTCGTGTTGGGCATGAAAAGACTCGAATCATCTGATCTAGAGATTTATAGAGTTCTTGTCGAAGGGCGCGTAGTCTTCTCGGGTAATGAGGATGAAGCCCTTGACATGATCACCGATCTCTCGTTACAATACTACGAAACGGGTGAACCTCATCCGTCCACCATTACACTCGAAAGAATTCCTGAAGATGGCTAGACTGAAAGCATCCCTATCGGGGAAAAAGATTATTGAAAGTAAGCCCAAGAAAACTCGACAGGGTTGCGGTCAACACACTAAATACGCCGCATCCTCAAGAAACAAAGCACGTAAACGTTATCGCGGACAAGGTAAAGGTTAATGAGTTACAACATCGAACTTCGTACTCCTGAGGGTACAGTAAACATCACCTGTGATGAAGATACTTACATTCTTGATGCAGCCGACGAACAAGGAGTCGATCTTCCATATTCTTGTCGTGCTGGTGCATGTTCTTCTTGTGCCGGCAAGGTTCTTGAAGGAACTGTGGACAACGAGGATCAAACCTTTTTGGATGATGAACAAATGGAAGCCGGTTACGCACTCCTTTGTGTGGCTCGTCCAACTAGTGATCTCGTCATTCAAACGGATGTTGAAGAGGAACTCTAATGCAACTAGTCGTCAATCTCCCTCCTCAGAAAGTCTGGGTTCGTAAAGAATACCTCAGAGACCTACAGGATGGTCATGGCGAGTTTGTAGAAGGCGTCTGGGTGTCGGCTAAGTCGATACCTGGGCGCGCATTTTATTTTGAGACATATTTGCCTGAATATGCGGCGATGTATGACAAACTCCCCATCAGTGCATTTGTGTCCCGTCCAGAGACGCCTGACCCTGATCTAGACCTTCCTAATCTACAGTTTTGGAACTGTATGGACTATGGTGTCAGGTGTATTGAGAAACAGTTCATTGGTTCAATGGATTTTGAACTGAGAACTCGTAACTATGGCTCTATCAAAGGTGAATATTTGTTTACATTGGACAATTTCCATCCTGATGTAGACATAACTAATTGTAACGTGAGTGAAATTCCAGAAGAACACAAGTCTCACAACTGTATTGAGCTTGAAAATGGTCAATTTGCACTCTATCCAAACAACAGGATGCGTATTTTTGACCTCTCGATCACTCCAGAGGAACCAAAAATCCCCGATTTCAAGGTTTCTACCAAATATTACCAAGTTGAGAACGGTGTAAGATGGGGTAGATTAGGTGATACGGACGAATATTTCTGGAAAACACCTGAAGAACGTGAACCTTGTCCAAATTGCGGACAAAATCCTTGCGATGTGCGTTGTATACACGCTGACTAGGGATAGGAACCCCTTAAAAAGTTCTGTTTTTTCCTACAAAGACAGAAAAATGGCTCAAAATCCAGTAGACTTAAGTCAAGATTATATCAAAAGTGGTATGAGATTGATTACTCATCCCTCTTCTGATGCACTTTTAGACAAGGCTAAGAAGAAAAAGTATGCAGTTCCTGAAGATAGAATGTCAAGACCATGTGGAGGACCTGGTGGTTTTGATGACTTCGTTGAACGTTGGCATGAATAGTATAAATATAGCAGAAAATCTGTATCGGTAGATGTCTGCTGTTCGCCAATCACGTCGTTTTAAGGATATTTCGTTGTCTTTCACGAGACATCCTGTAACTAATGATGTGATTGCGATTACAAATGAAGATGCAATCAAGAGATCTGTAAGAAATCTTGTAGAAACCATTAATAATGAACGACCATTTAACTCTTTAATCGGTTCTGAAGTCAGAAATAGTCTCTTTGAACCAGCTGATCGTGATATTTTAATTCGATTAGAGACTGAAATTGAGACTTCGATCAATAACTTTGAACCAAGGGTCAATTTGAGGTCGGTTGTGGCGTCACATCCACCCGATACCAATGAAATATCGGTAGAAATTATTTACGATATCATTGGTCTGCCTTCACCGACACAAGAATTAACGTTCATTCTCCAACCAACTAGAGGATAATGGCTTTTACGCAATATACAAACCTCGATTTTGAACAGATTAAAGCCTCTTTGCGTGAATATTTGAGGTCAAACTCAAATTTTACGGATTTTGACTTTGAAGGATCCAACTTATCGATTCTGATTGACACTCTGGCATATAATTCATACATCACAAACTACAACGCTAACATGGTCGCCAATGAGGCGTTCATTGATAGTGCTACTTTACGCGAAAATGTAGTTGCACTTGCTAGAAATATCGGTTATGTGCCTTCTTCAAGAAGAGCTTCAACTGCAAACATCAGTTTTTCTGTTGATTTGGGTACAGGAACTACAAAATCTACAGTAACTCTTAAAGCTGGTCTTGTTTCTCTTGGGAATTTTGCAAATACTAACTACACCTTTGCAATTCCAGAAGATGTAACGTCTCCTGTTGTTGATGGTATTGCATTTTTTACAATTGATATCAAACAAGGTACATATCTGACAAAAGAATTTATCGTTGATGGATCACAAACCAATCAAAGGTTCGTCATTCCTAATCCATATGTTGATACATCAACCATTAGAGTAAAGGTAAAGGATACTTCATCTTCTACAACACAAAAAGTTTACAGCCAAGTTGATAATATTGTTGGAATTAAAACAACGTCCGAAATCTATCTTCTTCAAGAGGTTCAGGATGAAAAATATGAACTTCTCTTTGGTGATGGGGTTATCGGTAAGAAACTCTCATCAGGCAACGTTGTAAACGTCACATACGTCGTTTGTGATGGTGTTAATGGTAATGGTGTTGCCAACTTTGCTTTTACTGGAAAGCTGGTTGACAATGATGGAGGACTGATTACTACTGGAATTTCTGATATTGTAACTAATCAGTCATCAAGAAATGGTTCTGAAATTGAAAGTATCAGCACTATTAAAAATCTTGCTCCAAGAGTCTACGCTTCTCAATATCGTGCAGTAACAGCCAACGATTATGAAGCAATTATTCCAACAATTTACTCAAATGTTGATAGTGTAACTGCGTATGGTGGTGAGGATGCAGATCCACCACAGTTTGGAAAGGTTTTTGTCTCAATTAAACCTAAAAATGGTCAATTTATTTCTGATTTTGACAAGAGAGATCTTCTACAGAAGTTAAAAAGTTATTCTGTTGCTGGAATTAGACCAGAAATTATTGATCTTAAGTATCTTTTTGTCGAATTGGACAGCACTGTCTACTATAACACCAACATGGTAAGTAGTGTCTCTGATTTGAAGACAAAAATTACTAACTCTCTCAATACATATGCATCTTCTGCAGATTTGAATAAGTTTGGGGGTAGATTTAAGTATAGTAAATCCCAAAAAATTATTGATGAGACTGATACGTCAATTACCTCTAATATTACTAAGGTAATTATTCGTAGAAATCTTGAAGCTGACACAAATAACTTTGCACAATATGAATTGTGTTATGGAAATTCATTCCACAACCGTAGAGAGGGATTCAATATCAAATCTACTGGATTTACCGTTGATGGTATAAGTGGGACTTTGTATTTTGGCGATTCTTACGTCAATGATACAACAGGTCGTCTTTTCGTCTTTAGACTGACTGCTACTGGAGAACCAGAAGTGGTTATTAAGGATGCAGGCACCGTAAAATATGACCTTGGCGAAATCCTTATAGATACAATAAGGATTTTATCCACAGTGAAGGATAATAACATAATTGAAGTTCAAGCCATCCCTGAATCCAACGATGTTATTGGCTTGAAAGATCTTTATGTTCAACTTTCTGTTGCCAATAGTACCGTTAGTACGGTACAAGACGTTATTTCCACTGGTGCAAATACGTCAGGCACATCCTTTGTCTCAACTTCCAGCTTCTCAAACGGAAAATATATTAGACAGTAATGATCGACACCGCTTCCAAGAAAGTCCAGATCAATCAGATCGTAAAAAGTCAGTTACCATCATTTGTATCGGAGGAAAATCCACTTTTTGTGGATTTTCTTAGACAAAGTTATATTGCTCAAGAATTTCAAGGAGGCCCAATTGATAT